CCGGTACTGGTGCAACTGCAATCGCAGGTGGAACAAACAGAACTTTTACGGAAGCACTTCTAAAAGCAGGTTTATTAAAAGCTTTTGAATTAGGTGGTGAACCAGATACAGTTCTAATGTCACCTTCTCACAAACAATTAGCTTCTGCATTTAATGGCGTAGCTACTAAGTACAAAGACGCATCTGATAGAGTATCTATCGGTACAACTGATATTTATGTATCAGACTTTGGCGAAGTGGCATTTGTTCCAGACAGATTCCAGAACGCTAACAGAGTTGACATTTTACAAATGGATGTGTGGTCAATAGACTTCCTAAGACCATTTGAAACAAGTGATCTAGCAAGAACTGGTGATAGTGACAAGAAACTACTCTTAGCTGAGTGGACATTAACTTGTAACTCACCAAACGCTAACTACGGAATATTTAACTTAACTGCATAATTATTTGTAGGATGAGGATAGGGAGGGGATTATCCCCTCCTTATTAATTATAGAGAGGAAACAATGACTATATTTTCAAATAAAAAACATACTTCAAAATTATATAAGGTTGTTGCTAACTCCATTAAATCAGATCAAATGATTTCAAAAGGTGGAGGAAAAAAACAATCTAAAAAAACATCTATGGGTGACAGAAAATATGATCCAATGCTAAGTATTACTGGCAATCAAGGTCTATCTGTTAAAGGAACTGTAGATATGATGATCGCAAAAGCTATTAAATAATGCCAACGAAAAAATTTTCTCTAAGTGATGAGAAAGATACAGTAAAAACTAATCTTGTATATGATGAGTCAGATGACAAATATCATATTGAAAATACTCAAGACATAGAAGAAATAATTAAGGCAAATAAAATAGCACAAAACGAAGGTGCATATAAATCAAAACCATTGGCAGATGCAAAAGGGTATAGAGTTGCTCGTCTACCAAATATTATTGTGCATCAATTAGCAAAAAAAGGCATACTCAATCATTCTGGAAAAGTTTTAGATAAGCCAAAGTTTTTTAAATGGCTCAATGATCCAGATAACAGACACTTTAGAATTTACACAGGAAGATTATAATGGCATTTGATACATTTTCTAACCTTAAAACTGCAATAGCAAATTATCTTAATAGAGATGATCTAACAGCTTTTATTGGTGATTTCATTACATTGACAGAGAGCAGACTCAATAGAGAGTTGCGTGTTAGAGAAATGATTTCAAGTGATACTTCTACAACAACAGTTTCTGGTACTCAAAGCTACAGTTTACCAACTGGTTTCTTAGAAGCCAAATCAGTAGTGTACCAAAGTAACCCTTATAAGACATTAAAATTTATTAGTAATTCGGATTTCTATGACAAATATAATGCTTCTGTAGGAAACGGACAACCAAACTTTTTTACTATAGTAGGCACAAATATTTTATTAGGCAATCCTCCGGACTCAGCCAATACTTTACAGATAGATTATTTTAAAACTATTACTCCTTTGTCGGATAGTAACCCTACTAATAGTATACTTACAAATTATCCGGAACTCTATTTGTATGGATCATTGGCTGAGAGTTCTTCATTTACTTTCCAAGACGAAAGAATACAAACATGGGGATCTCTATACAAAGAAGCAATTAAAAACGCTAACGAAACAGCAGAAAGAGGTTTTACTACATCATCACCAATTCAGATGTCTACTCCTATGGTGGCATAAATGATTGAGTTTGGAGAATTACAGGCAGACTTGCCTACATTTCAAAATAGTGGTGCAATAAAAGTAGATAATGTTTTACCTCTTGCTAAAGGATATAAATCATTACCTGGCTTCCAAGCATTAAGTGGTACAGGACTTACAGCTAGTGCAGTAGGATTGTTTTCATCATTTCAAAAAGATGGCGTAACAAACTATGCAGGAGATAGTGGCAAACTTTATCAAATGAATAGTAGTCTTGTCTTTGTAGATAAAAGCAAAGCAGGTGGTTATAATAATAGCACAACATCTGGTTCAAGAGATTTTTGGAACTTTACACAGTTTGGAACAAATATAATTGCTACAAACTTTGCAGACAATATACAAAAATTTAATCAAGGAACTGACTCAGCATTTTCAGATCTTGTTTCTCTCAAAGCAAAGTATGTAACAGTTATAAATAACTTTGTTGTTGCAGGTTACACAAATGAATCTGGAACAGAATATAACCAACGAGTAAAATGGTCCGGACTTAATGATAGTTCAACATGGTCGCCAAGCCAAGCTACACAATCTGGTTTTCAAGATATTGTCGGTGAACATGGAAACTTGATGGGTATAGTTGGAGGAGAACAAGGCGGTATAGTTTTCTTTGAAAGAGCTATATACCGAATGAGTTATGTTGGTACTCCGTTAATTTTTCAGTTTGATAAGATTGGAGATATAGGAGTCTTTGCAGATAAATCTATTGCCTCTTTTGGTAATATGATTTTTTTCTTAGCACAAGATGGTTTTTATAAACTTACTGGAGGACAACAACTAGCTCCAATAGGTAATGGTAAAATAGATAATTTTTTCTATGATGACTTATCATCTAATGTAGATGGTATATGTAGTGCGGTAGATCCAAACAATAGTGTAGTAGTTTGGTCCTATAGAGGATCTGGAGCTACAGGCACATCACTTATAAATAACAAACTAATTATTTATAATTATAGTGTAGATAAATGGTCTACTGGATCTGGTTTGGATTTAGAATTTATTTCTACTGCATCGCAAGAAGCATTTACAACATTAGAAAGTTTAGATGTACTTGGTAATTTAGATAACTTACCTAAATCATTAGACTCATATTTTTATGATGAAGGGATTGTAGGACTTGCAGGATTTAATTCGCAAAACAAGTTTGGTAAATTTATTGCTACATCTTTAAATGCAACAGTTGATACAACAGAGTTTGAAGGATCACAGGGTAGAAGGTCTACACTTATAAGTTGCAGACCTATAGTTGATGGAACAACTAACACTTCAGTTACAGTTTCACCAATAGTTAGATCTTCACAGCTTAATGATGTTACAGTTGGTTCATCAGTTGCAACAAGAGATAATGGAGTATGTCCTCTTAGATCTACTGGCAGGTATCATCGTGTAAGAGTTTCTGTATCTGGAAACTTCAATACCATGTCCGGTGTAGATGTAGAAGCAACACCAGAAGGTAAGAGATAATGAAAAATTTAAAAAAAGTTATTAAAGGATTAGAGAAAGCATCTAAGACACATAAAAAACAATCGGTGATGCTTAAAAAACATTTAGCGAAACTAAAGAAAAAAAGAAATGTCAGATAATCAGTTTCCTGCTGTACCTTTGACGATGCCAAATCAAAGTCAGCACCTTAGATTAGTTTCTACAAGTTTAAACAATACTATTAATGGTAAATTAAACAGTACAGGAACTATAACACTTACCGCTAGTGCAACTTCATCAACATTAACTGATGAAAGAATAGGTGGTAATTCAGTAATATTATTCATGCCAACTACAGCCAATGGCAAAACTGCATTTGCAAATTTATTTGTATCTGCAAGATCTGATGGAAGTGCAACATTAACTCACGCAAGTTCATCAAATACAGATCAAACATTTGGTTATGTAGTTATTGGATGATTACACAAGTACCAAAAGAAGATCTTCATATTGTTTGGGATCAAGTAGAGCAACATATTAAGAAGGCTCTTGATGATACCTACACAGCTAGAGATATTTTTGATGGCCTTGTATCAAACAGATTTCAACTTTTTATAAGTTGGGAAAATAAAAAAGTAGAGAGTGCTGTTATTACAGAAGTAGCAGATTACCCTCAAAAAAGAATCTTACGATATGTTTTAGCCGGAGGAGTCAATATGAGTAATTGGTTAGAACCTATCCAAGAAACTATAGAAGAATTTGCAACGAACAACTACTGCCAAGCTGTAGAAGTAGCAGGTAGGAAAGGTTGGTTGAGAAAATTAAAAGGATATAAACAAAAAATATACATAATGAGTAAAGAACTATGAGTAAAGGATCAAACCCACAAAATGTCACTACGACTACATCAACAGAACCTAGTGAATTTATAAGACCATATTATGAACAGGCTATTAATACAGCACAAGATTTATTTGAAGGAACTGCACCAAACTTTTTTCCTAATCAAACTTATGTAGGTTTTGCACCAGAAACAGAAACAGCATTAAATTTAGCAACTGCTAGAGCTACCGCAGGAAACCCTTTACTCAATCAAGCTCAAACAGAAGCATCTAAAATTTTATCTGGTGACTATTTATCACCTACAACTAATCCATTTACAACTGCCTTATTTAATCAAATGGCTGATGATGTAACATCAAAAGTACAATCACAGTTTAGCAAAGCAGGTAGACTTGGCTCTGGAGCAAATCAAGAAATATTAGCTGACTCACTTGGTAGACTTGCAAATCAAGTTTATGGAGATCAGTTTGATAGAGAAAGACAAATACAAGCTCAAACTATGACTACTGCTCCAGGTCTTGGTGCTATGGATTATGATGACATAGCAAGATTACAACAAGTAGGAGCAGAAAAAGAATCATTAGAACAAGCAAAATTACAAGACGCAATAGCTAGATTTGACTATGAACAAACAAAACCATTTACAAAACTAAATCAATATCTTGGTTCACTAGGAGCATCTGTTCCATCAACTACTTTACAAACTACTCCAGTATTTAGAAATACAGGTGCAGGTTTACTTGGTGGTGCTATGACAGGTCTTGATATTGCAGGTAAAATACCTGGAATGAATCCATTGTTAGGTGCAGGACTTGGTGGTTTACTCGGAGGGTTTTATTAATGAGTACCATTGATAACAGAGGAATGTATAGAGGTTATGAATTTAATCCTAATAAACCAGCAGGTTTTGTTTTAAATCCTTTTCACAATATGCAACATAAAGGTGAAACTCTTTATAAAGATTTAAGTACATATTCTTTTCCAAATCAAAGTTTTAGTAATAATCCTATAATTGGAGAAAATAAATTTACAAATGTTTTTGCAGGTGGCAGATCATTATTAGACAATATTTACGGCAGATCAGCAGATAGAGATTATAGAATTAACACTCCTAATGTAGTAAGAATGGCAAATGCCAACACAACAGGATTACTTAGAAATAGAAAACCAACAAAATCAAGTGGTGCTTTTGTAGATCCTAATATTAATGATCCTTTGCTAAGAAATTTTCCAGAATTAAGAGATTCAATTAACAGAGTGTATTCACAAATACCTGAAGATCAAAGAAAATTTGTTACAGTACAAGATGGTAAAGTTTTTTTTAATTTACCAGAAGAGTATGAAATGGGAGATCCTAATATTACAACAAATCAAACGGAAAATGTATCAAGTGAAATTCCTCAAACTGGTTTTGCATCACAAGGACAAGAACTAGCATCGCAAGGTTTATTAAATGAACAAGGAAAACAACCTACAACTGGTTTACTTGGCAACGAAGAAGAAACAAAAAAAGAAACTAAAGGTTTATTAGATACAGCTAAAGATTTTGTTGGTTCAACTTATGGAAGAAATTTTGCTATGGGTTTATTAAGAGCTAGTGGATATTCTTCATCACCAAAAACTTTAGGCCAAATAATAGGTGAAGCAGATGAATACGCTACTAACAAAGCATTAGCACAAGAAAAATTAGATATAGAAAAAATGAAAGCAAACAAACTTGGTGGAGGTCAAGAATTTGCTTACGTAGTAAGAGATCCTAATACTGGTAAAGTATATAACGCTTTTAAAACCAAAAACGGAGAAGTTTCTGTAGATGTTGATGGTGTAAAAAAACCATTTAGAACAAATATGTTTGGTGGTGAAGTTCCTGCACAAATTTCAACTGTTGGAAACTTAGGAAACACAAATATTACAGGAAATAAATTTTTTGAATTAGGAACACAAATAGAAACTTATGAAAACCAATTAGGTAAACTTGCTAAATATATGCAAAACATGAAAAATGCTCCAGTTGGTATGGAAAAATTAGCAACACAATTTGGTGCATACATGAATACAATTTTAGGAAAGAACGATTTAACTCCAGAACAATTAAAACAAAGAATATTAGAAGGAGAATTTCAAGGATTGATTGGTGCAAATAGATTAGAAGTTGTTGGTGGTGGAGTTATGACAGAACAAGATGCACTTAGAATCATATTGGCATTAGGTGGAGATCCTTCAAGTATATCAACTAATCCAGAAGTAGTAATTTCTCAAATGTCTACAATTTTTGGAGAAAAATATAATTTATATAAAAATGCTCTTGATGTTTATAACTTAAATGTAACTCAAGGAGGTTTTGCAGGTTATCCAAAAAAAGAAGAAATTAAGTTTAACGATTTCTTTTTACAAACTTTAAATCCTTCTACTTCACTAGCATTAAATCTTACTGAGATACCTGAATTTACAGAAAGTATGTTGTTAAGATTATTAGAACAAAATTTAGATAGTGAAGGTGAAGTAATTGAAGATGCTTTTTCTATTGAAGAAAAACAACAAATTATAAAAAGAGCAAAAGAACTTGGAATTGATATTACATTTGAGGATTTATAATGGGTAGTTTAACAGATATAAAAAATGCTTTAGCAGAAAAAAATAAAAATAAAACTAAAAGTAAAACTAAAGTAAGTTCTACTGAAGGTATGATAAGAGCAGGTCTTGGTCAAGGCATAGCTTTTGGATTTGGAGATGAATTAGAAGCCTTATATAAATCAAGAACAAGAGGCACAAAATATGAAGATGAGTTAAAAGAAGCAAGAGATAAAATATCTGCATTTAGAGAAACAAATCCTGGTTTAGCTTATGGTAGTGAAATAGGAGGTGCTGTTTTACCTGCGGTATTTACTGGTGGAGCTTCTTTACTAGGAAGAGCAGGATTAAAAGGTGCATCAACAGTTGGTAAAGCTGTAAACTTAGCTCAGACAGGTGGTATAAAAGGTGCAGGTAAGTTAGGATTAACTCAAGGTGCATTATACGGAGCAGGTACAGGAGAAAGTGCAGAGGGCAGAATATTAGGTGCAGTTGGTGGAGGTGTTGTAGGTGGTGCTGTAGGAAAAACAGCCGGTGCAATATTGCCTAAAACTACAGAACTAGCAAAAAAAATGTTAGATAGAGGTGTAGGTTTAACTGGTGGCCAATCTGTAAAAGGAAGTGGATCATTAGGTAATTTACTATACGGAATTGAACAATCATCAACTTCAATACCAGGAGTAGGAACAGCAATTTCTCAAGCAAAAACTAAATCGCTATCAGAGTTTAACAAATTTGCTATGTTAGAAGCTGTTGAACCAATACTTGATAAAGAATCAAAAAAAATATTACAAAAACAATTAAAAAATGTAAACGGAACTGAAGCATTTGAATTAGTAAATAATTTTGTTAGCAAAAAATATTCAGAAATAATACCAAAATTAAAATTAAGCGGTAAAGATATAGTTGAGTTACAAGATAGTTTTGTAAATATTATTGCTAAATCAGATACAGATGAAAAAGCAAAAGACTTACTACTAAAAAGAGTAAAAAAATTATTTGAAGATAAAATACAAGTAGATAAACAAGGACAACGTTTCATATCTGGCAAAGATGTAAAAGCACTTCAAACTACACTAACTAATGATACTCAAGAATTTATGAAAAAAGGTGGCTTTGATAGATATGTTGGTGATGCTTTTAATGATATAAAAAAAGCATTAGATAAAAAAATAAATATTGAATCTGCTGTTCCATCTACAACTTCTGGAACAAATTTAAAAAAATTAAATTTAGCTTTTGCACAATTAAAACCCATAGGTGATGCAGTAGCCAAAGCATTTAATTCAAAAGGTATTTTTTCATCAAGTCAATTACTTACTGCAATTAAACAAGCAGATAAATCAGTTAATAAAAAAATATCAAAAGAAGGTAAAAATTTAATGCTTAATGTTGCCAGAGAAGGTGAAGATATATTTGGTCAATTTGTTCCAGATAGCGGAACTGCATCAAGATTAATTGCAGGTGAAGGAGCAATTAGTCCGGCTAACCTATTAAGATATGTAGCACCAACAATAATTGCACAAGGTCTTTATGGAGTAGGTAGAATTGGTGGTAGAGGTTTACTTAATGCTCCAATTACACTTGCTGAAGGAGTTGCAAGAACAGGAACAGGTTTATTAGGTGGAGGAGAAGCAGTAGCTAGACTTCCACAAGAACAAATGCAAAATTTAATGAATTATAGGATGCAACAATGACAATTTCAAATTACAGCACTACAGCTTCAAACAACACATCAATCAATGGTATTAATATTTCAGAGGGTATGTCACCCTCCGATGTCAATAACTCCATTCGTAGTCAATTAGCAGATGTAAGATCTGGTTTTAATGATAAAGAATGGTTTTTACTTGGTGATGGAGATCAAACAACAACATTTAATAGAGCATCAGCTAGTTCAGTTACAGTAGCATCTAATATTTCATCTACTTATCATGTAGGTAGAAGAGTAAAAATAATTGGAAGTGCTACAGGAACTATCTTTGGTAAAATAGCAACATCTTCTTTTTCTTCGCCAAATACAACTATAACTTTTACCTTTGATAGTGGAACAATAAATTCTGGTGACTCAACTGTAGATGTATATGTAGGATCTCCGGCAACCAATCCGGCTATACCAGTATTACATGATACAAGTTTAGGAACAAGCCAAGTATTACCTCCATCGCAAGGTTCAGTAAAAACTTATGTAGATGCACAGATTACTGGCCAGGACCTTGATTTTGCAGGTGATAGTGGAACAAGTGCAGTAGATTTAGACTCACAAACTTTTACGATTGCAGGTGGTGAAGGTATAGACACATCTGCATCTGGACAAACTTTAACAATAGCAGGTGAAGATGCTACTACAAGTAATAAGGGTATCGCTAGTTTTAGCTCTGATAATTTTTCTGTATCTTCTGGTGCAGTAACAATTAAGAATGGCGGAGTTGAAAATGCCGAACTCGTAAACTCAACAGTAAATTATGGTGGAGTAAGTTTAGCTCTTGGTGGATCAGACACTACTCCTGCATTTAATTTATCAGACGCAACAAATTATCCTGCTTCTTCTTTAACAGGAACAATATCTAATTCTCAATTAGCAACAGGCATTGATGCTACTAAGATTGCAGATGGAAGTGTAACAAATTCTGAATTTCAATTTATAAATACTTTATCTTCCAATGCACAAACACAATTAGATGGTAAATTAACAGCATCTAATAATTTAAGTGATGTTGCAAATGCAGGTACTTCAAGAACAAACTTAGGTCTTGGCACAATATCAACACAAGCATCTAGTAATGTTGCAATTACTGGTGGATCTATAACAGGTTTAGGCTCTCCATCTAACGGATCAGATGCAACAACTAAAACTTATGTAGACAACTTAGTTACAGGATTAAAAACAAGAACGATTGTTAGAGTAGCAACAACTGGAAATGTAACAATCTCTAGTGCTTTACAATCTGGTCAAACTATAGATGGAATTTCTTTAAGTAATGGAGATAAGGTTCTAGTTAAAAGCCAATCAAACCAAACACAAAATGGGGTTTACATTGTAGCAGGTTCTCCTGCAAGAGATCCAGAATTTGATACTGTAGATGAACTCGCAGGACAAATGATAATTGTCAAAGAGGGTTCAATAAATGCAGACTCATTTTTCTTATGTACTACTGACTCTGGTTCTATTGGTTCAGCTAACATAACATTTACACAGGTGACTCCAAGCTCTGGTGGAACTGTAACACAGGTCGGAATAGCACAATCTGGTTCAGAGTTTACTATTTCTGGTTCACCAATAACAACTTCTGGCAATATTACTTTAGGTATAGGTACTATTGCTAATACAAAAATTTCTGGTCTAGGCACAGCATCAACAAAAGCTGTTGGTACTTCAGCAGACAATGTTGTTCAACTAGACGGATCAGCAAGATTACCTGCGGTAGATGGTAGTCAATTAACAAACTTGCCAGGAGCAACCAATGGTTTTGCGATTGCAATGGCAATAGCATTATAGAGGAAACATGGCACAAAATTTTAGAAGATACAAAGCTAGAAATATTGGCACAAGTGCATCAACTCTTTTTACTGCAAACTCTAACGACACAATCGTTGGTATCTCATTAGCAAATGTTCATACATCTGCAATTAATGTGAGTGTATTTATAAACGATAGTTCTAATGATTTTTATTTACTTAAATCTGCTCCAATTCCAACAGGATCGCAATTACAAGTATTAGATGGTGGTGCAAAGTTTGTTGTTCAAAGTGGCGATATTTTAAAAATACAAAGTGATACTGCATCAAGTGTAGATGCGTGGGTATCAACAGTAGATGACATTAGCACATAAGAGGTAATGAATGAGTTATATTGGAAATAAACCTGCTACTTCGTTTGAAACAGTACAAAAACAAATTAGTACATCAAATAGTGGCACAACAATTACATTAGATAGAGCTGTTACTTCTGTTCAAGATATACTTCTTACCATAGATGCGGTTGTTCAATCGTATGATAACTATTCTGTAAGTGGCACTACACTAACAGTTGGTGGCACATTAAATAATAATAGAGTAGAAATATTATATGTTGGTAGAACAATGCAATCGGTTGATCCAACTGATAACTCGGTTTCTACAGCAAAAGTACAAAACGATGCTATTACAGTAGATAAACTAAATCTTATCTCAACTTCTAGTGTACCATCATTGGAAGCAAAAGGTGATGGCAGTTCAGTTGCAGGTAAAATAAAATTGAATTGCCATGTCAATAGTCATGGAGTTACATTACAAAGTCCAGATCACTCATCATCACAATCCTGGACATTAAAACTTCCTGATAACTCTCCTACAGCAGATAAGTTTTTAAAAGTAAAAAGTATTACTGGAAGTGGCTCTACTGCAACAGGTCAATTAGAATTTGCTGATGCTAGTGGTACTTGGGTTAGACTAGGTGGCACAGATGCAACTGGTCTTTCTGATATT